CCACCAAGAGTAATTGAACCACCACCAGAAGCACCAGCCCCTGTTACCGAATATTGAGCCGCACTAGAAGGTGAAGCATTAAAAGTAAGTGTAGTATCTGTGCCACTAGATGTTTTAATAACAACAAGGTCAGTATTATTAAAAAATTCAAAAGGAACAGAAAATGCTGTTTGTGTGTTTGCGGCTGTATACTGTACTCTAGGCGTAGTATCAGATATTGTAATTGACATTATTGCATACCTTGTTCTATTCGATCAAATAAAGAATCAAGATACCATATGTTTTGGAATGGTATTAATCTACGCACATTCGAAGCTTGTGCTGAATCATCAGAATTAATTAAAACATTTAAAAGTTTATCTATATTTGACCCAGTTGGCCCCATAGCTCCTCCTAATTTTCCTCCTAAATCATCTGCTATTATTCTATGAGCTGAGTTACCAACATCCATAAAGATTCCTCCTACGCCACTTCGCTCAAAAGCGTCCATCATTTTATTATGAAAATCTTTTTGTGAATAATCTTGATTAAAAGCTCTTGATCTCATCATATCAATAACTGCTCCAAGAGCTACCATCATAACAATACTTCCAAAAAAATTTGCGTCTTTTTCTTGAAAACCACGTATCATCATTCTTTGGGTCATACCCATTGAGAATTTTTTAAATTGAGCTAAAATTCCACCTAATTGTGTAGACATCCATAAAGGAGTATCATTCAAAGCTGGAGTTATGATTCCAATATTCAAATCATTTTCTATAATAAAATTAAATTTTTTTGTTAAACTTGCGTCATACCATTCTTCAGAAAAAGCCATTCTATTATATTTAATTCCTCCATTATTTTTTGCTCCTACTCCTTTTCCGTGTTCAACATATTCTCTCCACATAGCAATAGCGTCTTGTTTATTTATTCCAGCTTGAGCTAATTTAGCTTTTTGTGTTTTAGTAATAGTACCATTTGCCCAATTTCCAATTTCTTCTAATACCCTTGTTTGTATCATAGCAGTCATATGTGTTTTAATCATTTGGTTCCAAATACTCATTCCATTAACTAAAAAGAAAGCCGAATTTGCTTTTTGCATACCAGCAGTTATTTTACTTCCTGTATTATACATAGTTTCTAAATTGTTCATGTTCATAGCACGAGCATGAGATTGTAATTCCCATAATTCACCAGCCGCTCGACCTTCTTTTTTTGCTTGAGCATAAACAAGTTTCCAAGTGTCTGACGTAAAAGTTTCAAATGTTGCTTTTAAACTTCTACTAGCACCATTAAAAAATACTGAACGACCAAGATCAACAATACTTGCTAATCCACCTTGTAGTGCTGTCATAGCATTAAACATTTTCATCATCATAATACCTTGACTATAAAAAGAAGAAGGGTCATCAGATACTCCGTATACTCCTCTATATAAATCACGAATAGCTTCAGCGTCTTTTAATGATTCTTTCATTTCTTTTTCAATTAATTTTTTTTCAGCACTTGTTGAAGCACTATTCCATTTTTGTCTATATTCCGCTTCAATATTTTTAAGACCTGGCTGGTATCCTCTTGCAGAAAACCATCCACCACCCATAGCATTAGGTGTACCAAAAATAGATGTTAAATATACATCAGGCAAAACACTTCTATGATACATACTCATTAAAAAACTTGGGTCACTATGAAAATAACCAGCTCTCATCCATTCTTCTTGATCAATTTGTAATTTACGAGCTTTTAAATTTCCACTCATTCCTGAAGGAGCAAAAAAATATTCTTCCATAATAATATCTTCATGCGATTTATTTATGTCATTTTTTTTATGTCTTTTATAAGGAAGTTTATTTTCATAACTTTTAACTATAACTAAACGTGCTTCTTCTGATAATTCTGGCATAGTTTTTGCTAAACTTGCCATAGCAAATTCTCTCCATGCTGGAATATTAGCTTTTATTTTTTCTCTATTAATAACTCTGTTTAAATAATTTTCTCTTAATGGGTTTTTACGTAATTGTTCTAAATATTTTTTTTCTTCTTTAATTCTTTTACGTAATTCTTTTGGATTTAATTTTATAGATTTTGTTGTTCCATCTGCGTATGTATGAGTAAATTCCTTTTGTCCTGATTGTAACATACGTTCTAATTCGCTTACTTTAAGTATTTGAGTATTTAATGCTGGATTAGAAGCTTTTATTTTTTCTCCTACAAATTTATAATAATCTTTAACAGCTTTTGTTGCTTCTTGTACTTCTGGCAAAACATCTTTATAATTTTTATTTATTACTCCTTTTGATACACGTTCATTAAATTCAATTCTTGTAATAGGTTTAATCCCAGTTCCTTTAGTTGATTTTTTATATTTAGAATAAGCTTTACTAACTGTATCAACAGCAGTCATTAAATTATTATAATCAAGTTTTAACCAATTACTTAATGAAGCATGTGAGGCTTCCCCTTCTAAATTACCTTTTGTTAATAAAGGAGATTTAAGAATAGATTTTGCAAATTTAATAGCAGTTAAATTACCACGATTAATCATTCGTTGAATAGGATTCCAATTAGAAGATTCTCCTAATTTACCTAACCACGTTGGTATAAATTGTTCGTTTTCTAATTCTTTCAAATATTTAGATGTATTTTGTAAATACTCTCCAGCTTTAAAATGTGAATATGGTACAAGAGGACGTTTTAATGCTTCTTGATTTATTCTATTTTCATATATTGGTTTTGATTCCCCAGCTTTTTGTGGAATATAAGTATGAGCTCTTTCATGTGCTAAAACAAATTCTTGCCATTCATCTATTGTTTTAAAAGCATCTGCTGGTAAAGGATTAACTCCTTCCATTTGTGGTTTAGTCCATGCTTTTTCTTTAAATTGTTTTTCTAATAATTTTTTATTTACTCTAATTACATATCCTTTTTCTGTTCTTTGCATAGTAGCAGATTTTTGAATCCACCCAATAGGCATAACATCAAACTCACTTTTTTGTCCTACATTAACTACTTTACCATCAGGTCTAATCCAACGTCCTGTATTTGTAGTATAGATAATTTGAATTTCTTTATTTTTTTCAATATGTTTTATTTCATCATCTAAATCACTTCGTAAAATAAAATTCTTTAATGCATTTTTATCTTTTGCTGAAAAACCTGTTTTAAAAACTGGCAATAATAATTGAAATAAAGCATTTGTACCAAGTACCATAGCCCCATACATAAGAGGTCTATCTTCATCTACTGCTTGTTTAACACCTTCTTCTACACCTAGAATAGCACTGGTTTTCTTTAGTCTATTCATTTTACTTCCCATAAAAATTGGTTTAGCTAATTTAGAAAACATAATGACACTTGAAATATCAGTAACACCCCCTGTTAATGTTCCTAATATTTGCCAAAAAGGTTTATTGTATAATTCTGCTTCTCTATATTTTTGATTAATTAAATGTAATGTTTCTTGTTTACTGTTGGAGTCAGCATAATAATGAAAATCTCTTTTAGTAATTGGTTGTAATTCCTGATCTTCAAATACATTATAATTTGGGTCTGCTGGAAATAATTGATCTGTTGAATTTATAGCAGTCCACATTATTCCCAAAATGTTTTCATTCATAAAACCATGAGAAAAATTTCTCCATTCATCTGTATCAAAAAAAGAATCTTGTCGCCAATTCCACCCAACTGTATTTTCAGGATTTACTTTTCCATAATTTTGATAGCTAAACATAGTGCCATCAGGAATAACTTTGTCTTTAAAAGGTTGCCAATTATAATCTGATTGACCAAACGAACCATCATAAACTAATTCATCTTCACTTTTAGCAATTTCAGTAGTTTCATTTACTTCATTAAAATTTTCTCCATCTACTAATAAATGACTATTATCTTGAACTTCTCTTAAATGTCCAAACACATCATTTTTATTTGTGTTTAAAACATCATCTGACATATTGTACGGAATTATAAGCAACTCCCCATATTTTCATTAACTGCTTAAATCGTTGTTGTTGTTCTCCTTCAAAATAAGAGCTAGATCGTAATAATTCTTCTTTAGCTTTTAAATAATTACCTTCACCTAAAAATTTATAAAATTGTGTATTTTTACCAACAATTTTTTTCCATGTAGTATTATCATTCATAACCATATTACCACCTTCACTCATATCAATATTACTTAATGTTTCTATAATATCAGTAATTACAAACTCATATGCTGGAGGTAAAACCATATCATCATAAGTATAATCAAAAGCACCTTCAGCTACTGCTGTAATTTTTTTAACAGTTTCTTTAGTAGCGTCAGTATCAGCTAAATTTACTAAATTAGGGTTATTACTTTTTTTAATATTATAAATAGTTTGTTCTTGTTCATCTTTAAAATTTATTCTGCTTGTTAATTGTTTTGTTTTGTGCCACCCTTTAAAACTTTTAACAATAGAAGTTTGATATTCAGATAAAGTGTTTGGTATTCCTTTTCTAAATTTTCCAATACCTTCAAGTGTATTATGTTTCCAAGTATACATTTTAATATGACTTTCTAACATCCCAGCTAAAGTATTTTCTTCATTAGGTGTCATATTATTAATATCTATACCAGCTCCTTTAGCAATATTTTCAAGATTAAATCCTCCTAAATTAGTTTCTCCTTTTATTAAAGCTTCTGCCCATCCTCTTGCTAATCCATCTTGCGAATAAGTTGTATTGTGTGAAGTAAATTGATCATTAGGAGCCCATTCAACAGGTTGTCCATTTTGAGTAAATGTAGAAAATAAACCATCACCATCAATGTCTACTTGAATATAATATTTTGGATTAGCTGTGTCTTTACTATCTGGCACTGGTTGTAAGCGAATTTGGTTACCTTTTGCCATAGACATAAAATCATGTTTATATTCTTCCATTTGCTCTACTGTTAAATCTCTTGCTTGTGTACCTTCTCCAAAAAATCCTTCAGCTAACAAATCTAATGTATTCCCAAATTTATTTGTATGATGATAAATAAAAGCAATAGCATTTTCTTTTATTTCAACATCATTCATAGCTCCACCTAATATTTTACTTGTTAATGCTTCACCTTGTTCTACTAACATTACTGAATTTGGATTTTCATCATCAAATATTAAATTATCTAATTGTAATCCTCTATTTGCTACTGCTTGAACAGCTTTTCTGTATGCCCCATCATATGCTTGTCTAATATGTTCATTTGTAGGATTTTCCATTTTAATAAAATCCAACACATGATTATCAACATATTCATTAATATAATTTTGAACAGGTTTAGTAATTTTTAAATTTTCATGATATTCGGAACCTTGCCATGGAGCAAAACCAAGAGTTAATGCTCCTGTTAATGCCCATGTTATATTAGCTATACCACTAAACGTATTTTCATTTTGCATTAAATGAGCAAAAGATTGAGCTATATTAGGCGTTCCATCTAAATATTCTGTATACATTCCTCCCATTAAAAAATCTTCTGAATCAGGGTCAGATTGCCAATGCCATATATTTGATATACTTCCTGTCCATGCTTCTCTACTTAACCAATCTTCATTTTCAGCTGCTTGTTTAATTCCATTAGAAGTAGTCATGTCATGTAATTGTGTTATGTTAAAACCATTATCATCTGTCCATGTTTCTTTAAACTTTTGTAATGCTTCGTATTTACCTTTTTTAATATTATCTGCATCGTTCAACATCATTTTAAAATAATTAGCCGCACCTACTAAATCATTATTATCTACTCTGTTATAAACTTCATTAATAATTTCATTAAAATTAGGACTAATATCATCAAAAGCTCTATTGCCTTTTTTGCCAAACACTTTATTTTTTACATAAGCAAGTGTAGCTATTAAATTAATATCACTTTCATTTTTTAAATCTAATAAAGTAGCGTCTTGCATTACTTTAATTATTTCTTGAGGTACGTAATTTAATTCTCTCATCATATTAATGCCATTATTAGCTCGTTGATCTAAAACAAAATTTCCTTTATCTAATATATTGTTAAACATAGTAAGAGCGTTCCATCCTTCTCCACCAAAAGCTCTATCAACAATCGCATTTTTAATAATATCTAAACCATCTTTTTTATTAATATTTAATAATTTCCATTTATCTTCAGGAATAGCGTCTATTTTTTCTAATATATCTTTAACTTTAGCTGGTTGTCTAACACCTTCAATTACTGTTCCTCTTATAGCAAAATTTACTATTTCAGATAATTGCGTATTTACAGATTGTTTATCTTTAAATAATGATATTTTTTTTTGATCAGGAATTAATTCTCCAGTAGGAGAATCAGGGTCTTTCATTTTAAATATTTGTTCTAAATCAGAATGTGATTTTGCTTCAAACCCAATCGTTAATACTTCTTTATTCCATTGAGCTTCTCCTTCTATATAATTAGATAACTGATCTTCATTTGAAGATAGATATAATTCTTTTAATTCGTCTTGTTTTTTTTGTATTTCAGTATCTATGTGGTCTATAATTTTTTCTGTTTTTTCTACGTTAAGTGCATACCCATCTGTATTATCAGCCATAATTTGAAATACATCTTCAATATTTTTTCTATTAATACCTAAATTTTCAAGCATTAAATCAAGTTCTGGATCTTCTGATTTTTTAGGTAATCTATTTGTTACCCAAGCATTTTTTAATATATGAGCTAATTCTATACTTTCAGGAGTAACTTCTTCCATTACAAGATTAGTTAAAATATGTGATATAAAATGTTTATCTCTATTAAAAATATATGATTCTTTTATGGCCCAAACATCAGCTTCAGTTTTATTACTGTGTTCACCAAAAGAATTAATATAGTTACCTAAACGATCATTTAATAAAGTAAAATCTTCCATAGAAGATAAAGTAAAACTAGCTAAATCATCCCAATCTTGAATACGATTAATATTAGTAAATGCTCTTTTTTCTAATCTTTCATTTAATAAACCTATTCCTTCCCAAGTATTATTTTCTGATTTTGCTAAATAATTTGTATTTGCAGTTTTAAAAGCACTATGATGTAAACTTTTAAATTTTTGATTAAATTTTAAAAATCGTTGTTGATCTTTTAACCAATCAATATTTTCACTTTTTAAAAGACCTTCGTACCATCCTGTTAATTCTAAATCTATTTGAGATGGATTATTTGGATATTTTAATTCTAAATCAAAAACTTTATCTTCTAATGCAATAATTGCTTCTGTAAATGAATTTTCATGCGTTTGATTAATTTGTTTTTGTAAAGAAGCTTCTTCTTTTACTAATAAATCATTTTTTGTTTTAATGTCACTTTGTTTTGTTTTTTCTATATCTAAAGCTCTATTATAATCTAATAAATCTTTTTTTTCATTACTTTCAGCTAATTCACTAGCAACATTAATAGCCTGATCAAATGCTCGAAATTCTGGCACATTTACACGTATATTTGTAGGTGAAGGTGCTTGTGTTAAATATTTACCTCTATTAAGTGCCATTAATCTCTATACTTTCCATAATAGTTACCATAAATACTGGTTTTATTTTGAGCTCGTCTTAATAATTGTTTTGAACCCCAATTTCTTCCACGTTGATTTACAACCATTCCTTTCATAGCTCTTGTATGTTCTTTCATTAATTTTATTTGTTTAGCTCGGTAAGCTTTTTCTAATTCTTTATTTTTAATATGATTAGAATGTGAAAACCATAATGAACCAGTATCCATTATCAAACCTAATTCGTTCATTTGCATAGAAGTATTTAAATTTTGAAGTGAAGTATTAATACTATTAATTGCCATAGTAGTAGATAATTTAGCGTTAGTAATATCTTTATCACGTCTACTTTCGACTTTCTTTTGAATAGCTTTAAAAGAAGCACTTTCTAATGGTGAATAACCTGATGTACTAGCAACTGTATAATTATCTGCTAAAGTTTCAGTAGCAATTTCATTAATACGATTAGATGTTTGTATACCTTCTAATTGTGCCAACAAACGTTGTTGATTTAATTGTTGTAATCTTTGTTTATTTTGTGTTCTTGTTAAACCAAAATTAATGGCTGTTTTACCAAGATTAAAAACAAGAGCCGCAGTTAAAGGGTCTATCATTAGCTAAATTGCACCTCCAACGCCATACCTAAAACTTTTAAAGGTAAGGGGTCATTTTGTGTTACTGTTACTGTTGGAGATTTATCATATCCCAAAAAGTAAAATTCTCTTTTGCCAGTTTGTTTTGTCAAATCACTACCCACAGTAAATCCACTTTGTAATATTACTAATTCATGTGCTGAAGCCGTATTAGGCGACTTCAATGATACATCTAATGTATCAGCAACATCTATTATGCAACGCACTATTCTACGTGGTAATCCTGTAAGTGGGCCAGTATCCGTTTCAGCGTCTATTGGCATTGTTTCTAATTCAGGAGTATAATTAAATCCTACACTTACCCCTGTTGGTTGTGGGTCTACTGTGAACGTTAATGTGTCAGTTCCTGACACAGTAAAAGCTCCTAAAGACGAATTACCATAGACTGCATTAACTAATTCATTAGTATAAATACCATTTACAGTATGCAAAAATCCTTTAGTAAACGTAATAGGAGCATTATCTGCTGGGGAGGAAGCCAAAGCAGTATTTAATGTTAATGTATATGTGCCACTACCATTGTTGGTAACAGCAGTAATTCTGTACGTACCTGTTACACCATTAATAGTAAATTCTTCTTGTATTTGTGGATTAGACGTTAATCCATCTGTAATTAATGTAAGTCCTGACTGCGAAGCACCTTTAACAAGAGGAGTACCACGTTGGGAGAGCGTGGAGGTGGAGGAGCAATCAAGACTTATAGAATCATCTTCGCCAAATTTCTCTAGCGTATAAACTGTACTACCATTTAATGATCGTTTACCAACACAAAATAAATGTTCATTGGCACTTGTTACACTATGAAAAGTATCACCTGTTCGTGTATTCCATAATGTCCATCCAGCTATATCTTCATCACGTATTGAATGAAATACAGCTAGTTTACCATTATGCGTAGAACCTGAATTTGTAAAAATAGCAAATTGTTCAGGGCGTGTAGATGAGCCACTTAACATAGCTATATCTTTTGGGCTATCAATTAAATGGTTAGCTAACACCGATATATTTGTTGAAACATATCCAGCCTCACTATCAGAATAAATAAATTCTCTTACAGCTCTACCATTTTTTTGTGTAAACAATGACGCTCCATCAAAAAGAATTGGACGAGTACGTGAACACCCATAAGGAGTCTGTCGTCTAAAAACTATATTGCTAGGAGTAATAGCCGAAGTATCAGACGAAGTAGGTATTATGTACTCGCCACTATCGGTGAATATTTGAAGATTAGAACCTGAATACAGATGACGTATTTCGTTAACTTGGTCACCACCAATAGCAACATCAATACCTTCACTTGATAATCCTGTACCAACACTAAAATTAAAATAATCACCTACATGACTTGCATTAACAGAAGATGGTTTAGATTTAACACCAGCTATCCATAATCTATTATCGTGAAATGTAACTGCTTGAGGGTATCCTCTATGAGAAGAAATAAGTTGTTCATCCCAATCAGATTCAGCACTTGTACCAGCTAATGTTTCTCTAATATTTCCTACAACGATTGTTGTGTTTGTTCGTGAAGCTATATCTACTTCTTTACCACCAATACGAATAGTTTTACCTACCCAATTTGAATCAGAATCAAATATTCCACTAGAAGCTGTTATATTAACAGTTGAACCTGAAGTTGCGGCTGGGGTTAATGTTACTGCACTATCTTCATATTTATAATATGGTTGATACCTAGGGTATCCTGAACTGTGAGAAGCCCAATCAAATACACTAACTGTAAAAGAACTAGCACTTACTCTTTTAATTTTTATTGTTGGATTATCTCTATGAGTAATAAATACCGTATCCCCAAATTGAGCTAAATTTAATTCAAATAATTGAGCTGTCGTCCAATTACAATTTGATGTAATATTGCTTTGGATAACAGCTCCAGCACTAGAATAAACGTCCAACCGATTGTTGGATAGTGCAAATATTGCTACTTCATCATCTGAAAAAACAAATGGAAGTAATCTTGCTTCTGCTGGTAGTGTTTGTTTATACGTAGTACCTTGTCTACGCATTAAACCTCCACTATCCATCATGTACCAATTTCGTAAAGTTTGAGCGCCATTAAAATAGGCTTTTGCGTCTGTTCTTGTTTTTAATAAAGGGTTAAGCTCTCCAGCACTAAAGTTAGATAGAACTGTTCTAAGTGTTCTAGCCATTTTACCTCGTAGATTGACGCAAATTAATAAAACGTGATTGATCTAATTGTCTTGTTGTTCTTTCTGCTGAATCAACATTTTTAGCTACTAAATATTGTCGTTCAGCCATTTCAGCAAATTGTTTAATCATTCCTGAATCTCTTGCGATTGAACCAGCAAATAAACTAGCTAATGTATATTCAAGAGCTAAAATAAAATGAGGAGGAAATTCTCCTTCATCAGCTCTATAAATATAATCGCATATAACACTTGAGCTACTGCCGTAGTTATCTAAAAAAACTTTATCGCCATATCTTTCATATGGAATAACAATATCATTAACTGTAAGAGTAATTAGTTGTAGTAATTCAGGACTTGTTGGTAATTGATACGCATATGCATATCTACCTGTTGGTGCAGATGATAATAAACTTAATTGTTTTTGTTCAGTTGCAAATCGCCATCTATGACGAGTTAAAGAAGATTTTAATATATCTTCATAAACTACATTACATACATTAGCTTCAGTACTATTATCTGAAAAAGATGTAATTGTGTTTGCTCCAATCATTATAAGAGCTGTGGAGCATATATCTACTTTTGTTGTTGCCATAATAATTTAAAACAAGGGGGGAAAATCCCCCCTCATTATTTTAATTTAAGCAAGTATTACTGTTGTTACAGTTGAGCTTGAAGAAGCAGATACTATAAGAATATCTACAACTCCATTTGAGCCACCACTATTTACAAAAATAATATCTCCAGCAGTTAGTATTCCATAATCTGCTAGAAAGTAATCAGCGTCATCAATGGTGCCAATCGCGTCTCCGTCTGTATAGTACCAAAGAGCATTAGAATCCCCCATTTGTGAAATCTTTTTCACTGGGTTGCTAGTTGCATAAGCCATTATAATCTCCTATCTATTCAGCACAAAGTTGTCGTCTAATTGCATCACCATCAATCGCTACAGCTCCCATTGAAAGAGAAGAAGTAACAAGGTTAGATACTTTTTCAGGAATGTAGTTAACTTCAGTTTTAACATCCTGTCCAATACCTAGACCAGTTGATGATTTATGCCATGCTAAAGTATATCTATCAGAAGATACTTTAGTTAAGCCAGAATGTACGAACCATAAGAAGCCCATCCATCTTTTTGCAGTAGATTCACCATTTGTGAAAGGTAAATTTTCCGTACCAACGTATTCGGCACGAGAGAATTGGTCGATACTCATTAGGTCACCCCATTGAGCTGGGCCTACAGCCCAATATCTTTGACCATCATCAGGTACATCATTAGAACCAAAAATATTTTGCATATTTTTAGCTTTGATTAATGTCATACCAGTAGCAGATGAATTAACGTTATTAGCGATAGACGTACCAGCGTCCAAAACATCAATTAGGATTTGGTCAGTTTTTCTTCCCAAAGCATAAGCGGCATTTTGTGCTACGACTTGTCTTTCGTCAATGTTAATTTTTAACTCATCTAGTTTGTCAATGTAGTCAGCGGCAAAGTAATCCGTTAAAGTTGCAGACACGTTAGAGTGAGCTAAGTTCATAGCAACTACTTCAGCATGTCTTGCTTTTGTAGAAGCTGTTCCCTTTGCAACCTTTTGGAATTTTACACTAGAGCCACTAACACCGTT